GTATTTGCTATTTCACAAGTATTTCTAGTCGGCTCATCTGGATACTCAACTATTTTTACAATACGTTGTTTTTCCTTAATTCCATTTTCTTTAGATACAAGGGTTATAACATCACCTAATCCATAACTTAATATGTCTTTGTAATCTTCTTTACTTATATTGGCTAAATCTATTACACTTGCACTATAGGCACGATATGGTTTAGAGAGATCATTTAACTTAGCTTTTGCATCCTCCGTTAAACTTTCTATATCTGTATATCTTTCATCTTTCCAAATATAAGTTTTAACTTTATTAGAGTACTGAAAATTTTCTAAAGTTACTTTTAGATCATCTTTTCCTTTAGCTATAATTCTTGTATAAAAGTCATAAGAATCACTCTGTATACTTAAATCTTTTAAATTTAGAGAATCTAAGAAATAAACTCCTTTATCACTTCCACGCTTTTCATAAATATTTATTTTTTTATTTAAAGTATCAAATTCTAATTCACATCTATATACCTTTTTAGCTTCCTGGATAATAGCCCAACTGCTAGAATTAGTTTTTCTTACTGTTCTTCTTTTATTTACATTACAAGTTCCTACTATCCATCCAGTACCAGCTAAAGCTAGATTTATACAATCTGTTATATTTTCATTAACTGTTTCAAAGGATTCAAAAACTTTACCTTCTAAATCTTCAACATTAAGCTTAGCCTTTATAGTTTTCCATTGCCCTTGTGTAGATACTTCCTTTATTACAAATTCATCAGTTTTATTTCTTATATATCCTTCTTCTTTTATTTCTTTTGCTAAATTTAAAGGATATAAAAAGGAGAGTGTTTTATCTCCTGTAGATAGTTCACTCTCTATGCAATAATCTTTATATTGTTTTAATCCATGCAATTTATTTTTAGTTAATCCATAAAGTTGTAAAATAAAAACACCTCCTTTTTAAAATTTTTAGGAGATGTTATTCTTCTACCATAAACTCTATTGCTGCTAATTCAGCTGGAGAAATATTATAATTAGAATTTAATAG